CTTACATGTGACCCAATCATTATAGTAGTCAGGCGTAAGCAAACACCCTCGTACAAATATTTCATAAGTCTCATAGTAACTGCACTCTGTACGATTCTTACAGAAATACAAAACCTCACGATGGAAACTGTCTGCTCCCATAGTGGCCACATCTTCAATGATTGTTTTGTTCGAACCAAAATAGTTTTGCCAACCTGAATTGACACGGGTTTTCTTTTTCTTCCCGTTAACTTGCCTTGTTGCGGCTTTGGTGAAATACTTCCGGCCAATGTACTTGCGACCGGTTACTTTGTTTGTGATACAGTAGACGTAACCATAATGACCTTCAATCATTTGGTCGGTTACCTCTACACCATTATAAAACCATGCCATTTATTCTTCGTCTTCAGCGTCAGGGTCGATAAAATCATCTTCCTCTAAAGCTATATATTCGCCACAGAATGGACAGTGCATTGGATCACTCTCACACTCTGTCTCGTCATATTGAATTGCAAAGTCCGAACCACACGATTCACATTCGTGATTAACTATTAACATAAGTTACCTCCATATACTATTACTTGAGTATATAGACAACATAGGAGGTTAATTACGGTGTGCCATCAACATTTTGTTGAATAAGCAATTGCCATTCATCATGGCTATAGTGGTAATCTTCCAATATTTTTAACATTCGTGCAAAAACTATTAAGGCTCTCTTATGATTTATTAATTCAGTTTGATGAATTTTTATTTTCTTCTCAACAAAAGATTTTAATAAGTTTTCACCTTTTTGTTTTAATTTAATTTTATTTGCAACAATGTTTAATTTCTCTATTAAAGCATTACAACTTATGATAGTAATGTTAGTTTGTTGTTGTGCATGATTTAGGTCAAATTTCATTTTTAAGATCAAATCATCAAACTCTGGATTTATCTGTTGACTGTACTGTGATATCATGTTTGAAAGTCTTGCTAAAACTTCATTGTCTATATTGGTATCATCATAATGGTCACCAGTAGAATCATAGTGTTCCCGTTTAATTGGATCACTTAATACTTCATATGCTAATTTAATCTTTTTAAATTTTTCTTCATCACCTCCCTTATCTGGATGATGTAGTTGTGCTAAGATTCTGTATTTTTGTTTGATTTCTTCAAAAGTACAATTTTTAGGTAATTCTAATTCATCATAGAAGGTGTTTTTTTCCATACAACGGAGGTTACTTCCAATATTTGGAATAATCTATGCTATTCCAGTATTCTTCATTGTTTCGATTAAACTCATGCTGCTTTACTCCAGACCTCATCCCATGAACCAGACAAGGCACCTTTGGCATAGTCTGTGGCACGGTTCTCAAAGAAATTGGTGTGTGTTGGTGCATTAATCATTTCTTCAACCCATGGCAATGGATTGCGTTTGACTTTGAATATGCCCTTCATACCAAGACCAATCAATCTACGGTCAGCAATGTAACGAATGTATTTCTTTAATTCATCTGCTGTTAGACCTTCCATAACATTGAAACCAAATGCTAGGTCAATGAACTTATCTTCCAATTCAACCATGCGTTCAGCAATGGTGTAAATGGATGATTTCAAGTCATCATTCCAAATCTCTTGGTTCTCTGAGATGTATGTCTTAAACAACTTCATCATGTTCTCAGCGTGCATTGTTTCATCAACAATAGACCAAGTAACAATCTGTCCCATGCCTTTCATTTTACCAGTACGTGGGAAGTTTAACAACATAACAAAAGATGAGAACAACTGCATACCTTCAGTGAAGGCACTGAACACGGCGATATGGCGTGCAGTGTTCTCTTTTGTACCATTCTTATTAGAAATGTCCATCACATAGTCGTGCTTGTCTTTCATTTCTTGGTACGCCATGAATTCATTGTACATTGTTTCAGGCAGACCTAATGTCTCAATCAGATGTGAGTATGCGGCAATGTGCAGGGCCTCACGTGCTGCGAAGCCCAACAACATCATGCGAACTTCAGGCTGAGGGAAATATGGCAGATAGTTGTTTACATAACCACCTGCAACATCAATGTCACCTTGAGTAAAGAATCGAAAGATGTGTGTAAGAAACATCTTTTCTTCTTTTGATAGTTTATTCTTCCAATCTTTAACGTCTTCATGCATTGGCACTTCTGTGTGTAACCAATGACTCTGTTCGTGTTTTAACCATGCATCATATGCCCATGGGTAATTGAAAGGTTTAAATGAACTGCGTTCGTCCGTCAGTCTGCTGGGATTTTTCTTAACCATTGACCCATTCCTTAACTAGTTCTTCTGATTTTACACCAACCATCTTCTTAAGTACAGTACCATCTTCAATCATTACCAATGTTGGTACTGAACGAATGCCAAATTCAATCGCCACATCCGATTGTGCGTCAATATCAACGACCTCAATTGGGTATGGTGAATCCACATTGTTTAAAATCATGGCCATTGCTTTACATGGCTGGCACCATGAAGCGGTAAATCTAATAATCTTTCTCATTTGTTGCACCAACTTTGTTTTGCTTCACCGTAATATTCACGTGCGAAACCATTTTGAATTAACATCGCTCTGAGACTCTTACCATCTAACAGAACATCACCAAGAACACGACCACCATACTTGTCCCAATCCATCAATGCAACTTGTCTTTTTTGTGCGGCATTGATTTGTGATTTAGTGAAAGCTGTTGCTGCTTCGCCACGCTGTGCTTCTTGTGGACACATTGCTCTGTGACCTTTTTCAGGTGTATCAACACCAAACACACGAATACTTAATTCTTGTTTCAATGGCGGTGGCAAGAATGTTGCTTGAAATGCAACCGTGTCACCATCAATAACCCTAGTGAGTGGGAAATCATAGATGACCATTGGTTTTTCTTTTTGTGCAAAACTTGTAACTGACGTTAATGCTAAGATAGCAACTAATAATACTTTTTTCATTTTTATTCCTTTTTAAAAAATTAACCTTCGCAAGCCAAACATTCATTGCCTTGAGCAATGGCACTCATGTCCAACTCTTTAATAACTTCTCTCTCAATACGTTTAGATACCTTATCAGCCTTGGCCAATTTCTCTGAACGGCAGTAGTACAATGTCTTCAAACCTTTCTTCCATGCCAAGAAATGGCAGGCGTGGAGGTATTTGATATTCACATCTGGTCTAAAGAATAGGTTTAAACTCTGTGCTTGATCTATGTATTGCTGACGGTCAGCGGCATGTTCAACAACCCATCGTTGGTCAATCTCCATACCAGTTTTGAACACCTCTTTATCGATCTCACTCATCCAAGTTAGGTGTTGAACCGAACCATCGTTTGCAATGATTGAAGACCAAATATCATTGTAATCATTTTGTGATACTGTCTCTCCATCACCAGCAAGGTATTTTTGAATAACTCTATCTAACCATTTATTCTTGGTCAAATGTGAACCACTCAACGTGTCTTGTCTGTAAGCATTAGCACGATAAGGTTCAATAGAAGGGCTGGTATTACCCATAATAATAGAAGAACTAGCATTGGGAGCAATAGCCATAACGTGAGCAAACCTGCGGCCAGTGCCAGCACAATCTGCCGGAGATCCCCTAAGAGTCCCAAGGTCGGTGTTTGCTTCATCTAGTTTACCTCTGATGTGTTTGAACATTTGGTTGTTAAGGACTTTAGCCATGACACCTTCGAAAGCAACACCATTCCGTTGTAGGTAAGCATGAAAGCCGAGAGCACCAACGCCAATGCTACGCTCACGGCCTGCAGAATACTTTGCACGGGAAATGGCATCAGGAGCATTAACGATAAAATATTCAAGCACATTATCGAGCATCTCAGCCATATCTCTAAGGAATAACGGGTCATTTTTCCACTCATCATAATACTCCAAGTTAACTGAAGATAGACAGCACACAGCAGTACGGTCTTTATCAGTTGGTAAAATAATTTCACTGCATAAATTTGATTGATTGATTTTCAAACCTAGTTTCTTTTGAAACTCAGGTAATGCACGATTACTCGTATCAATGTAATGTATATATGGTTCACCGGTCAACATACGCATCTCAAGTATGTTTTGCCACAATAGTTTGGCAGAAATCTTTTCACGTACTTCACCATTGTGTGGGTCTTTCAACTCCCATGTATCATCCACATTAGGGTCTAACATAGACTTCTCGACCAACTCCATGAAATCATCGGTGATATTGATACCATGATGTAAGTTCAACGTTCGCATATTGGGATCGCCTGTTGGCTTTCTCATCTCTAAAAATATGAGAATATCCGGATGGCTAATATCAAGATAAGCGGCATAACTACCACGACGAGTCCTGCCTTGTCTATAAGCGAGAGATGATGCGTCATATGTGCGAAGGTGTGGCATGATGCCAGTAGACTTATCATCCGCTGAACGAATACCGAGCCCAATGCCAATACCGCCTCCCAACATTGAAAGCCAGTTAACTTCCGATAGACAATTGACAAGGCCTTCAGAGGAATCGTGTAGATAAGGTAAAAAACATGATATAGGAAGGCCACGCTTACTACGCCCAAAACTGAGAATAGGAGTAGAATATGACAACCAATGTCTACTGCTATATTCGTACAACCTTTGAGCATGTTCTTGGTTAGACCCGAACGCATTTGAAACATATGCGAACCTTTCTTGCGGAGACGTTTCATCGTCCTTCATGTAACTTTCTTTTAATCTTTTTCTACCTAACTCATCGAACAAATTGTCCCGAGAATAGTCAACCTTTATACCGTGAACGATATTCATATTTACTCCAATTAATTATTTTTGTTCTTTAAACTCATTTGCCATTGGAAATACTTTGGCAATTACTTTAGCGCATTCAATCGCAATGTCTCTGTGTTCTTTTTGTGTACCGTTTGCTGAACGGAGTTGTATGTAGTGAATCCACGAACGTAGTGTTCCGTTCATGTAGAGGCGACTCACAGTAAGACCTTCTGGTAATACCGCACGTGCCTGTTCTTTAGCAATACCATTCTTGATAGCCCACTCATATTCTTTTTTAACTGCATATAACACTCGTTTCTGAGCACGTTCCCACTCAAATGCCAATAACTTCTGTGCCTCATCATTCATATCTAATTCTACACTGTTTTGTCGATTCTTTGTATCTTGTAATCTTGCCTCACGTAATACAAATGCCTCATCAAGTTCAGCTGTAGGGTCTGCATATCGTTGACTAAACTCTTGGAAACTAAAACTACGGTGACGCAAGATTTGTCGTGCAATGTCACGTGTCGTTGTAAGTTCCAAACACATACTCACCATCTCAAGTGGTGACCAATGTTGGTGTTTAACCAAATAACGAATCAACTTCTCACTTGTTTCTTTATTATCTTGGTTTGCAGGGTTTGACACCCTCGCACAAAACGCAACCAATTCAGTCATGTTCTCTGCGAAATGTGACTCAGGTTGCGAATAACTAATCAACTCAACTTTCATACTCATACTTTCTTCCAAAAAATAAATTCAGTTTGTGCCTTAATACCTTTGAATGTGTTACTACTTATAATATCTTCAATTTCATCAGGCGATAAACCATTCAACACCATCTCATTAATATCCTTGCCTTCAACAGTATCAGGCCAAATGACGACATTATGACCTAACGCTA